TGGACATGACATTAGACTCTAAAGATATACAAGAAGGTGTGGCAGCTTTCCTAGAAAAAAGAGCACCTGAATTTAAAAATGAATAAAGAGGATCAACCTTTAAGACAAACAAGACTAGGAGAGCATGGTTGTTTATCCTTTGCAGCTAGTCCTGGTTTAAAATATAAATGGTTATTACATGAGTCCCCAAGTTGGTTTGCCAGAGCTAAGAAAGTTCAAGGACCTGATTGGTATTGGAGTGGAGATGTAGAGCCAGTAGAATATGTATTTGATTCTTTAGGTTTTAGAAACAATAAAACAATACAAGAAATTAGCAACAATAAAAAATGGTGGTTAGTTGATGGTTCCTGTCTTGGCCTGGCTCCTGGAGTTCATACAAAAGATATGATGTCTAATGCTATAACTGAATACACAGACATTCCTACCTATAATATGAGTATATATGGAGGAAGACCTGAGTTTATTGTTAATAATATATTAGAACTGTCTAAAAGATGGCAGAACCCACCTAGTAAAATTATATTATACCTGGCAGAAAATCCTACAGGAACATACAAATTAAAAAATTCTAATCAAATTATAAATTTGGATTATGCTGGTTCTATGTTAAAGGGTGGCAAGGCTTTTGACTTTTTTAAATCCTATGAGGAAGAAAGTATTTCAGTAGGTCAACATAGGTTGGCATATAAAACGATAATAGATTTGTGTATGAGTTTAAATATACCTTTAACTTGGCTCTACGCAGGATATGAATCCGATCTATCTATTCCTAATTTTGATATTTTTCAAGATCAGGATATTTTAGAGTGGTTCGGTTTTGCATCAACAGGATTTTTTGAAAAGGATGATTCTTTTGAAGTGAAACAAAACAAAGTTAAGGATATGATTATAAAACCTTTTATTGAATGCAAACAACCTTCAGATAAAACATTAGATGAAGTGGGGCGAGACTTATATCACCCTAGTGCAGCACAACAAAGGTTGTGGGCACAGAAAATTACACAACATTTTCTGGAAACAAAAAGAAACTTTTAAATGGTCCTATAGACCATTGACTTTTAGTATGTAAGAGCCTATAATACGGTTATAGGTTTAAAAATTGGAGTATATTATGAAACTTAGCAAAGAAACACTTGATGTTCTCAAGAACTTCGCAACTATTAATACGAACATTCTTGTTCGTGAAGGAAATTCGCTCTCGACTATTAGCACAGGCAAAAACATTTTTGCTAAAGCTGATATTAAAGATCCATTTCCTAAAGAGTTTGCTGTTTATGATTTGAACAGCTTACTTTCCCTACTTACTGTAATGGAAGATACTGATGTTGGCTTTGGAGACGAAAGTCTTAAAGTTAGCAAAGGCAATTCTGTTTTTGAATATTTTTATGCAGACCCTAACATTATTGTTAGTGCCCCTGATAAGAATATCGAAGTAGACAACTTCTTCCAGTTCGACTTATCCAAAGATGACATTGACATGATAATGAAGGCAGCAGCTATTACAGCAGCTCCTATGTTAAGCGTGATAGGAGATGGATCTGAGGTAGTAGTTACAGTAGGAGACCCTGCTACACCTAAGTCTAATTCTTTTAGACAGGTTATAGGACAAACAGATAAAACATTTGATGCTAGACTAGCTGTTGAAAACTTTAAGGTTGTACCTTCAGGCTATACAGTTATTTTATCTCAGAAGAAATTTATGTTCTTAGAAAGCAGCAACAATAACTTAAAATATTGGTTGGCGCTTGAGCGTTCATCAGTTATTGGAGAATAAAGATGGGAGAAGATCAACTAGAAGTAACTATCCGTGAAGCACAGAATGGCTGGGTAGTTGAATTAAACCGTGAAGGTGAGACAATGGAGTACATTTTCACAAGACCTAATCCAGCTATCAACTTGGTTAGGAAAGTAATGAAGGGAGAACTAGACCCTTTTGGAGGAGACGATGAGTAGTTTGACACCAGTAGTACCTGATTTCACAGTTAAGAAAACTGTGATGACTACAACAGGAGAAAGAAAGTGGGTTGAGATGAATAATGCTAATCTTTTCGACGGCAAGCGTGTCGTTGTTTTTGGTTTGCCTGGAGCATTTACACCTACATGTTCAAGCCAGCAATTGCCTGGTTATGAACAAGCGTATTCTCAATTTAGAGATGCAGGTATTGACGACATTTATTGTGTTACAGTAAATGATTCTTTTATTTGCCGTGAATGGGAAATAGATCAAAATTTAGTTAATGTAAAAATTATTCCTGATGGTAGCGCAGAGTTTACAGTTAAAATGGGTATGGATGTTCGTAAAGACAATCTAGGGTTTGGAATTAGATCTTGGAGATACGCAGCTATTATAGACGATGGACATGTTATTCAAGAATTTGTAGAGCCTGGCTTCGCAGACAATTTTGAAGGCGACCCATATGATATAAGTGCACCTGACAATGTTTTAGATAATGTTAAGGCCTATGGATGGCCTAGCAAGTATGAACAAGGCGTAGATGCTAACGGTAGTCCAACTACTGAAGGTAAGCAAATTAATCTAGAGTTCTCAGAAACGACAGATGTTAAGGAGACTTTTTCCTAGACCTTTTTACCCTCGGAAAAAGTGGCCAAGATTTTGGAGCAAAAAAAGTTCGCCTAATTTGGAGATGATATGACGACAACACCTGAACAGTTTTTATGGGTAGAGAGATACAGACCCAGGTTAATACAAGATTGTGTATTACCCGAAAGTGTCAAGAAACAATTTGCACAGTTTATTAAGAAAGGTGAGATACCTAACCTATTACTGTCAGGTACTGCAGGTACTGGAAAAACAACTATTGCTCGTGCTTTATGTAATGAGCTAGATTGTGATTATATCATTATTAATGGTAGTGATGAAGGTAGGCAGATTGACACTCTAAGAACTAAAATTAGGCAGTTTGCCTCAGCTGTCTCATTCGAGGGTAAGACTAAGGTTGTTATTCTTGATGAGGCTGACTATATGAACAGAGATAGTGTACAACCTGCACTTAGAGGGTTCATAGAAACATTCTCTGAGAACTGTAGGTTTATATTTACATGTAACTATGCTAACAAGCTAATAGAACCCTTACACAGCAGGACTACTGTTATAGACTTTAAATTAGCACCCTCAGATCGCCCTGTATTAGCCGCTAAGTTTATGGATAGAATGAAGTATATCCTTAATACAGAAGGCGTGGAGTACACGGAAAAGGTGCTTGCTGAGCTCCTAATGAAGTACTTTCCTGACTATAGAAGGGTGCTAAATGAGCTACAGAGGTACTCAGCAGGGGGTATTATAGATGAGGGTATACTAAGTAACTTCCAGGAAGTAAATGCTAAGGCGCTTATAGAGAGCCTCAGGGGAAAAGACTGGCGTAAGATGAGACAATGGGTGGCAAACAATGTAGACACAGACCCTCAGGCTATATTCCGTCAGATATACGATATACTACTTCCAGAGGTTAAGAGTCCTGCTCGCTTAGTACTAGATATTGCAGATTATCAGTATAAGGCAGCTTTTGTAGCAGATCAGGAGATTAATTTAACTGCTTGTCTAACACAGATTATGGTTGATTCGGAATTTAAATAATGGCTAAAGACGCTTGGATTCAAGTTAGAGTAGAAAAGGCTAAAAGAGAAGAAATAAAGAAAGAAGCCGCTAAAAGAAAAATGTCTGTATCTCAATTAATGTTGGAGGGATACGAAACATTAAAGGAGGGTAAGTATATTGACTTTAAGTAAATTGTGGAAATTATGGTGTATGTCGTTAGGCGAGAAAGCTAGCGACGATTCAACAGAAGCAGATGCAGTAGCAGTTATGAGAACTATCGTTGTTCTTGTTAATTTCTTCACCTGTTTCTTTATTATCTCAGGAGTATTAAGACATTGGTAGACTCAATATTAGAAGGTTTCGGTGAGCCAGTCGAAGATATAAATGAAGAAGATTTCCAAGAGAAACTTAAAAAGATATCTCCTTTTGATTACGCTAACAGCATTTACACAAAAGATAACATTATAGTAGATGAAAGGACAGAAAAAGAATACAATCCTTTTATGGTAAATCGTGCAATGGGTATGGGTAAAGATACTTGTATTGCAGCTAATGAAATGAATTCGAGACACCACTTAGATAATAAAATGCAGTATGATTTCCTTATGGATGTTGTAAGAGAAGGCAAACGATTTAATAAGTGGCTTAAAAATGACGAAGAAAATATAGAGGCAATACAAAAGTTTTTTGGCTATTCTTTAATTAAAGCAAAACAGACCCTTAGTCTGTTAAATGATACACAAATTGATCTCATAAAAATACATTTGAAGTCTTCTAAAGGTGGAAAAGTATAAATACCTGTATAACTTAATTATTATTTAAGACATTACAGGCATATTGAGAATGAGTGATCAAGAGAATTACTTTAACATAGACTATCCAGGGTATTCACCTTTAGAAGTTACCTTAAACGACCCAGAAGATTTTTTGAAGGTTAGGGAAACATTGTCTCGAATTGGAGTAGCATCGAAAAAGGACCAAGTCCTTTATCAGTCTTGCCATATATTACACAAGAAAGGTAGATACTTTATAACACACTTTAAAGAACTATTTGCTCTTGATGGCAAGGAAGCAGACTTCCAGGATAACGATTTACAACGCAGAAATACTATTGCTAAACTTCTCCAAGATTGGGGTTTGGTAAAAATATTAGGCGAAGTAGAAGATTTAGCTCCATTGAGTCAAATCAAAATTATATCGTTTAAAGAGAAAGGTGAGTGGGAGCTAATCCCCAAATACAATATTGGAAAGAAAGTTAAATAAAAACCAGATAGAAGCACTTCAGCTAATAAAGACAGAACAGGATAATGTTGGACCGGGTTTCTGCGTGCTAAAATGGTATCACCAAGAAATGCACTTAGGCACTGGTAGAGCACACTCTTGTTATCATTGTCCTACACACCAAATACCCTTAGGTTCAGACTTACATAACACAAATCACAAAGTAGAAAAGAGAGCAGAGATGTTGCAAGGCAACAGACCTTCAGAGTGCTCTTATTGTTGGGATGTCGAAGATCTTGGATTGATTTCTGATAGACAAACTCTTGCAGTACAATTTTTTAAACATAATCGTAATATAGTAGACGAGGCAGTAGATGCTGGAACAGGTTATGTTTATCCTAAGTATCTAGAAATATCGTTTACTAATAAATGTCAAATGGCATGTAGTTATTGTGGTCCTGTTTTTAGCACAACATGGGAAAAGGAAATAGAAGAACACGGTCCTTACAAATTATCTAAAGACTATAATTCAATTCATACTCCTCAAATAGAAAACTCTCCATACATAACCAGGTTTTGGAAATGGTTTCCACAGGCATATGAACACTTATTTGTTCTTAGAGTTACAGGTGGTGAGCCTTTATTAGATAAGAACACATATAAGTTACTCCAATATGTAAAAGACAACCCAAGAAAAGGATTAACATTCCATTGTAATTCTAATCTTATGGTTTCAGAAAATAGAGTAAAAAAGTATATAGGTTTGGTTAAGGATATTCCTAATACAAAACTTTATGCTAGCATTGATTCATGGGGTAAACAGGCAGAGTACATTAGACATGGATTAGATGTTTCTCACTTTGAACAAAATTTAC